CTGCCCGGTCACCGTTGCGGGAGAGCATCTGCTCCTCTGCGCGGATGTCGTGATTGCCCTGCATGAAGATGGTCGGCTTGAGCACCTTGCGGATGAAGTGATTGCCGGCCTTGAGGTCGGCCTCGATGCCTTCCTCTTGGTCTTCGGTCGAGGCACCTTTACGCCAAGCCCCGAAATCAAAGCAGTCTCCGAGGGCGATGCGGAGCGTCGGTTTCCAGCGGCCGATGTGAACGGCGAGGGCTTCTTCAGTCTCTTTGCAGACGTGATGCCCGTGATTGTCCCCGGCGGCTATCCAGCGGATGATGCTCATTATTTTGTTAGGTGAGGGATGGGTAGGCCTAAGTCGTAAGCGGTGAGCATCTCGTCGCGGTGCCGGCGGGCGGTGTCGAGGTCTTTGCCTAGGTTGTGGAGGATGTCGGTCTTGCGCCGGCGAATGCGCAGCCACCAGCAGTCGCCCAGCTTCTGGAGATGGTGATTGGGGTTCTCGGCCTTGATGATCGGGTCGCGGCCGTCACGTCCTGCCCGGGTGTACTTCGGGCACGATAGGAGAAAGTCGATTCGCTCCTGGCTAAGACCTGCACGGCGAGCCCAGAGGATGCGTTCCTCGAGGGACAGCTCTTTCTCCATGATCAGAGTCGCCATGTCTTTGCGATGTAGCGCCCTTCCTGCATGATGGCATTGCGGGAGTTAGGGGCGAAGGTCAGTTCGAGGTCGAAGCAGTGGCGCTCGCGGATGTCGAGGATGCTGTCGAGCTCTTCGTTATTTGCGGGGCCGATGCCGGCGGTCGAGACGTAAACCGTGCGGACCTTCCAGCCGAGGTCGTGCAAAATTTCCTGACACACGACCAGCTCGTTTCCATACCTCCAGTCTGAGCAGATGACCGTCTCCGGCGCCTGTTCCCCTGGCGTCATCTGGATCGGGCAATAGTAGGCAAGGTTCTTTGCGAAGATGTCCTTATCGATTGACCGGGCAAGTCGACCAGCGGCGACTAGGAAGTCGCGGTTCTTAACCTTGAAGGGTTCATTGTGAAAGTCGCCCTCGAGGTTGAGCGACATGAGGTAGTCATTGGCCGCGTCCTTCAGGTGGTCGGCGAAGTTCTGCTTACGCGAAGGCCTTGTCGCCCATTCCAAGATGCCCGAGGCTAGGGTGTCCTTCCCGGCCCTTGCATATCCGCAGATCAGAACAAGGGTCGGGGCGGCCATGGTGGTCATTCGGAGGCGTTGGCTTTGCGGATGGCCTTGGCCTCGCGGGAAGCGATGCGCGTCTGTCTTGCGGACATGCGTATGCGCCGGCGAACGCGGCGGAGGTTGAGGTCAGGCGCCTTGAGCAGCGCTTCGACCAGGGCCTGACGCATCTTGAGGCGGTTGCTCATTAATAGGGGACGTCTTCGGGGTTCGGCAGGTCGTTTGCAACGGTCGGCTTCTGGCTGCCCTTCGGATAGGTCAGCTTGTACTTGTACTGGGGCTTGCCGTTGTACTCGCCATTGGCTTCGCACTCCACGCCGACGAGGATGGTCTGGCCGCAGGCTCCGTCGATGTATTGGAGGTACTCGGCGGGGGTCGCGTCGAGCCTGATCTCGTTCGTGAACTTGCCGGAGAACTTGCCGACGAGCATAGCCAGGGCTTTGCCGTACTTGCTCGAGAAGTTCTTGCTCAGGCAGAAGCCCTTGTCGTCGACGAAGAAGAGCCGGGCCGAGCAGGTGCCGTCCTCCCAGACTTTGACCTTGTCGGTGCCCTTGGGGCGGATGAGTTTCAGGCGGTAGGTTCCGTTGGTCGAGATGTTCGTCAGCGGGGGGCGTTCGTTTGTGGGTTCCATGTTAGGCGAAGGTGATAGGGGTTGCGGTGGTCGTGGACTTGACGTCGATGACCTGCACGTCGTCCGGGTAGGCGGGCCAGACGCCGGAGGCGCTGCACTCGCGGTAAAGGTTCACGGCCTTCTCAAAATCGGCGACTGCCCAGGACATCAGCTCTGGCCCGATCTCGCAGACGGCGGTCGCATAGGGCGGTTCCTTTTCGACGAAGAGGAATCTGAAGCCGAGGGGGCGTTTGCCCGTGGCGAGCTCGTAGACGACGCGGTACCAATAGGCCTGTAGGTTGTAGCGGTAATTGCGTACGGCCTTGAGCATGCCGGCAGCTGAAGCATCGTCGGTCGTCTTGATGTCCCAGAGGTAGTCACCGGCCACGCCGTCGATGGCGGCCTTGAGCGGGATACCGTTATAGTCGACGTGGTACATGACTTCGGTCTCGTCGAACTTCACGCCGTGATTCTTGAGCGCGAGGCGGGCGAACGAAGCGACGAGGTGCCCGGTAGCGGACTCTTCCGCGTCGAGGATAGTCTTGCCGACGTTGGCCGTGGCGAAGGCGGCCCACTGTTCCTTGCCGTCCTTAGTGCGGCGATCCACGTCAGGGGCGGTCGCATAAAGGTCGTCCAAGGTGTGGGGCTCGAGGACTGCCGAGTGAACGAAGGTGCCGAAGCGCAAGGCCTTGGTCTCTTCGTGTGGCGTGTTGATGTAGGCCTGATAGTGCGAGGCACTGACCAGGAGATGTTTTGCGGCTGACTGGTTAAGCGCTGGAAAGGCGCGGTATTCTTTTCTGTCGTGGATTTGTGGCATGGTGGTGGGAAATTAGAGGGCGGCGTCGTCTTCGCTTGGGTTGTGCTCTTCGACGTGCGCTGAAAGGAGGTTGCAGAGGTCGATGGCGTTGTCGGCGGCGAGGGCCACACGGTCGAGTTGATTGCGGAGGACGCGCTCATGAGCGACAACGGCCTTGAGGCGGTCGTAGATCGGTTTGATGTGATAGGCCTCTTCGATGTCATCGGCGCTCAGGCGCTCGAGTTCGGCTGCGGCCTCATTGATGGCGAGTTGAAGATGATACAGGTCGTCACCGGCAAGGCGGTGAGAATCATCGGGCGTCGGACGTAGGGCGGCGACTTCGCCACCGAGCTGAGTGAGGATGTTCCTCAGGTATTCGCGATTGGTCATCGGGTGAAGGTAAGTTCTTTTAGTTCTCCACTGGGAGCGAGCGTAAAGAAGCGGACCTGCGACCGGGCAAGCGACGGGTGCGTCTTGCGCTTCCAGAGTCCAAGGTCGGAGAGGTAGTCGGCTTGCTTGCGGGCGGTCATCTCGACATAGGGGTAACCATCGAGGAGCAGGAGCAGAGCGTACTGGCCTTGGACGGTGCGGGCGATGCGTTCGATGCCAGCGGGGATGTCAGGCATGGTTGCGGGCTTCCTGCCATTCCTCGATAGCCTCAATCAGGGCGTCGGCGTCGATGCGCTGGGCGTGGCGGACGCAGTACCAGAGTTCGTCACCGGCCTCGCGCATGCCTTCCAGCCGCTCTTCCAGCTGCTTGATGCGGGCGTCCTTAGCCGCGAGGAGGTTCTGGCCGTGCATGGCGCCCATCGCGGCGGAGATGGGGTCGAAGGGGTCGAAGGGCTTAGGGTCGCTCATTTGGTCAGGGGGCGAGGGGTGGGGGAGAAGGCAGGGGCAGAGCCTCCGCCTAGGATAGTCTGCGAAGTGGCCGCAGAGCGAAAGCCAGAGGCCGCGACAGCACCGTCGTCGTCGAGGTCTACGGAGATACCGCAAGCCGTCTGAATGGACTGCCGGCGGATGTAGGTGATGGCGCCGCCAATCTTCTGGGCGTCCAGACCCTCGGCCTTAACCATCAGGCGACCGAAGTCGAAGCGCTCACCCGAGGCGTGGAGGAAGGCGGTGTTGATACCGACCTTACCTTCCTCGGAGATGAGCGTCTGGATCAGAGCGAGGTTATGCTCGAGGAGGACGGGCTTGATGGCGTCGAGCAGCGCGTCGAGAGAGACGTACCGATTCTTGAAGCCAGGGTTGACCTTGTTAGGTTTGACGTTGTCGAGCTGAGCCAGGGCGGCAATCAGGTCGGCGGTGGCGGTTTGGGTCTTGGGCGTGGTGCTCATGGTGGGGGATTATTTGTTACCGACGGTGGCCGGGTCAGCGCCGTCGATGATGGCCTTGATGGCGTCGAGCGTGAATTGGCGGGTGCGACCGTCGATGCGGAGGTTGTAGTTATCGCCGGAGGGGCGGACGGTGGGCGTCAGGAGACGTGCGACCTTGTTATCAGGGAGCAGAATGTACTGCGTCTTCGGGATGACGCGGATCTCGGCGGTGGAAGTGGGGAGGTTCTTTTTCATAGGTTGGGAAGGTTACAAAAGGGAGGGTATGGTCGAGTTATGTAAACTCAGTTAATTGCGCGGCGGGTTGCCGCGTCGAAGATTAGCAGGGCATCGGCAGACCATAGGGTGACCGACTGCGTGGGGAAGAGCTCTTGAGCCCGGGCACGGAGATGAGCCTTCCAGTTTTTGCCGTGGTCCTTCTTCTTGCCCAGGGAGTGAGCGGCCTGCCATGCCTGGGGCTTCACGCGGTGGATGATAAAACCCATAGCGACGGCGGCGCCATAGATCATGCCGTAATTCTGGGCGAGTCGGGCGATGGCGGCAGCGGGGATGAGCGGGCCATAGCCGGCGGTGCTAGGCTCTTCGAGGAAGAGTTCAACGTCCTTGGCCTTCGAGCTCAGGTCGGCGATCAGTTGGCAGACCTCGACATCGGTACCGGGCATCTTCTCGCAGGTGACCGGCTCACCGTCGACCGACCAGCAGATGCCGCCGCTCTGGCCGGGGTCGATGCAGACAATCAGATGCGCCATGTCGAAACTTTCAACGGGTCAAAACCTTTTGCGAGCGGAATAAATTCCCGACTCGGGTGGCGTAATCGTTCGGGGCAAAGCCGTAGGACTTGGCGCCTTCGTAGCCACGGTTCCAAGCGACGGCCAGTTGCTCAGGGGTGGGGGTCGAGTAGCCGTCAGCCTTGAAGCGCTTGCGGAGGATGCGGAGGTGGGCCGCCGCAATCATGTCCTGGGCGGTGACGTTGCGCCACTGCGACCACTGATAGTGAAAGTGCTTCTCGGACTCCAGCAGGGCACAGGCATCGGACCACGCGGCCTTTCCGACCTGATACATCCCACGCTCTCCTGCTTTTCCGATGGCCTTGCGATTCTGCCCGGACTCGACCATGGCGATGGCCTCAAGGAAGGTGGCGTCTGAGGCCGCAGCTGAGTTGAAGCCGAGGAGGAACAGGGCGACGATGGAGAAGGGGCGCATGGGCTTATGCACTGGGCTTGCCCTCCTTGGCGGCTTGCCAGTCAATAACGGATGTCCAATCATTTATGCTACCCGACTTCGCGTTGTTTGGTGTAACGCATTTGCTTAAAGCGGTGTAATGTACAGCAAGCAAATCCCCTGCCTTGGTCAGCCTCTCAACCTCGGCCTTGAGGCGGTCGTTCTCCGCCTTCAGTTCGCCGATGCGCTTCATCATAGTTACCTCTAGAGGGACGGGTTTCATACGCGTCTCGGAACTTGTGATCCGGCGACCTCGAAGCCGTCGAGCTCGTAGGAGTACTGGATGCCGACCCAGCCACCCGCCGCGACGTAAGCCTGGAGCGATACCTTCACGGCGCCGTCCTCGTGCAGGGCTTCGTGGTAGTGGTTCAGTATCTTCTTCACGTTGGTCGACGCGATGGCGGCCTTGGCGGAGCAGATGTCCCCGGTCATGATGCGTTCGTTGACCTCGAAGATTTCGAGGATGAGGTTACGCATGCCCTCAAGGTGGGAAAAACTACTCATGTGGGTAAGCGTCGGGGGTGATGGCCGTGCCCTTGATGATGGCGTCGTCCTGATCGCGGACGCGGGCCTGTAGCAGTTTGATGTCGGCAGCCTGTTTGGCGATGGTGCGACTCTGGAGGTCGAGCATATCCTCAAGGCGGTCAGCGTAGGCCTTGAGGGCGTTGGCGCTCATGTGCAGGGTGCGGGCGTAAGCCCAGGGGAAGAGCCACCAGAGGGTGGGCATCTTGTTCGGTCGGATGGTTGTGATCATGTCGGGGGAGTGGGCGAGAGGGTCAGGCATTACTTGATGCGCTTGTAAGGACCGCGGCGGTCGATGTTCTTCCACTCGAGGCCGGTGTTGGCGGCCCAGTTGCGAACGGAGTTGAGCGATACGCCCAGCGCGGCGGCGGCGTCGCCCTGAGTCTTGCCGGCTTCGTTCAGGGCGTTCAGCTGCGGGAACGTCTGTTCCAGTTTGCTGGCCGCCCAGGACTGCATGGGTCGCTTGAGCCTGATCGGGCGTCCGGCGATGGTGATCGTGGTGATGTCTGCTTCTTTAGGCATGGTATTTGTGTTTGGGTGTGGGTGGAGATTAGAAGTTGTTCAGGATTTCCAAGATGCCCGGGAACTCCGGGTCGAGGAAGGTGGCGAGGGCGAACGCGGCGAGCGTGGCCCAGAAGAGGATGGCAAGGAGTTTGGTCATTGGTGAAAGGGGTTAGGCGTTGCGAAGATTCGTCAGCTCGATGAAGCGGTCTTCGAGGGCGTCGATGGCCTCCAGAAGGTCGCATGCCTGGTTATTGGTCAGGTGGCCGGCGAGGGAGAGTTCGACGCGGGCAAGGTTGAGTCGGTCAATCTGCATGCGCAGACGTTTGAGGTCGAGGGCGGTGGGCTTCATGGGTAAAAGGTTTAGATTAGATGACCTGAACCTTGCCGCCGAGGAGGGTCTTCGGGCCTTTGCCAGTGATCGCGTCGGCGAGAGACTGAGCAAACGCCTGATGCGCGTCGTGCAGTTCGACGGCCTTGGCGACGGCGGCGTCCTTATCCACGCAGCGGGCGTTGAAGCCACGGGTGCGGGAGAACTTGGGCGAATCCTGACGGCTGACGAGCCAGTCGGCGGAGTCGTCTTTCTTGGCGATCAGGCCGATGACCTTCTCATTCTTGCGAACGAGGAAGAACTGGACGCCGAGGTAGCGGCCGGTGGAGGTTTCGTTGACGGTGATGTTTTCTTTGGTGGTCATGTTCTTGGTGGTGCCCTGACATCCTCGGTCACGGATTGCATTGCGTCAAACATTTAAACCGAAACCTTTGACGAGGGCGTTTAAGGGGGTCAAAGCCACCCCAAGGTCAGCCACTGGCTACCCCAATAGACCCCTCTCCGTGCCCTTCCTAGGCCTTTTGACGGCGGGAGCGTAAGAAGACCGCCACCCCTACCCCTAGGCACCCCACGGCCAAAGCCCAGCCAAGGTCGCGGACGGAGCGGAGGGCGAGCGTAGCCCAAGAAAGGTTCCGCTCCAGGGACTGTGAGTCGGACTTGATGCTGGACCCATCGACGACGATCAGGGCAAGCGCCTCAGTGTTGTGCAATTGGTCGAGCACGAACGAGGAGGTAAGCGCGCAGCTGAGAGCCGTCACGCCAGAGACGACCGTCAGGATCAGGACGGCCAGAGTGAGGTTGGCCTCACTTCCGCTTGCGCTTGGCTTTGCCATTGGACTTGGAGGGCTTGGGATTGCCGGCGATGCGGTCGGCCTCGCGGTTCACCCGAGCCTTGATTGCACGGAGGGCCGCGTCGAGGATTTCTGGAGCCGCGTAAGCCAACCCGCCCACGGCGGCGGTCCGAAGACTGCTTGAAGTGATATAATCGGTCAGGGCGTAATTCGCTAGCACTGCCGTGATTGAAGCGGCCCCAACGCGCCTAGCCACCCAGCCCCAGGTCTGCTTGTCTTCGGACAAAAGAAGCCTCGAGCACATTGCTAGCGCGCCGATGATGCTGGCGACAAAGCCGTCACGGGCCTCGCGAGGGATGTCCTCAGGATTGAACGGAGGGGGAGGGCTCATTTGCGGAGGACGGTGGACAGTAGGCAGATGTTGGCGATGGCGTAGCAAAGCCACATGATAGCCATCGGGTAGTTGCGGGTGTAGAGGTTTGCGATGCCGGCGGAGAAATACGCGAGGGAGGCAATCCCCGGGACGCAGACGGTCGTGAAGGTCTCGACGCTCACGAGATGCGCGGGGGCTTGGCGTTAGGGGCGAGTACGACCTTGCGGTAGTTCTGAGCCCAGAGGAGGGCGGCGAGGTCTTTGCCTAGTCGGTCAATCTCGGCCTCGGGCTTATCCGGGAAGGTCAGGTGCCCTTGCTCATGGCAGAGCACTTCAAGCTGACGCTTGGCGCCGAGACGCGGGTCAATCTCGATGAGGTTCTCGCCGATCGTGGCCTGACCCCATGCCT